TAAAGTTTATCTAGATTACTACCAGAAAAGTCACTATTTTTTTCTTGTTTTTTAGTTTCTTTTTTCTGCCAATCTAACATCTTCTTGGCTAACTCAACAACATCTTTAAATGATTTTAAAGCATTAACTTTATTAATCCAGATATTATCTAAAGTAGAGAAAAATATTGGTAGTCTTTTTGAAGACTTATAAAACATATTGATCTTATCAATTAACATGTAGTCTTTATTAATATCTTTGTCTTTAGTACCAAAGAAATTTGCTTTGTTAAGAATATCAAAACCATTAATGTAGTTTCTAACTACACCAGGATATTGTGTTTGTATTTTTTTATCTATTCTACAATCTTCTAGAACATTTACATAAGCACGTAGCTCATCATCTTGAATTTTTGCCCACGACTTATAAGGAGTAAAGAGAGCATGAGCACACTCGTGGGCGATAAGCATGTCATAAACATCTGGCGATTTTGTTTTGAATATTGGTAATGTAAGTACTCTGTTTTTTACATCAAACGAAGCAGTACGTACATTGTTATGTTGAATAGTTATATTTTCTGTAGCGATAAGTTTAGCTAGTTGACTTTTTTGGTCAAGGCTAATATTTGTAGTGGTATTTTTTTTCATATACACTTATCCTATATGGAAAATACAGAAAAGTCAAGCCATTAAATATCGTTGATTTTACTTACTTTTTGAAAGAACACAACCAGAACATTATATTTTTCATGGTAGATTCGTTATCTCCCTACCTGATTTAAGTACTTTTCCTTGCACTGTTCCCAATCAAGGTATATTAAATCATCATAGAAGTGTGATTCTTTAGAGAATCTATCGGTTGCTAGTAAGTTTTTAATTCTTTTAGAGGCATGTTTATCTTTCCATACTTTAACTAATGCTTCGGTAGACGAATCAAATCTAGATATTAGACCGTCATCTTTTACTTCACCTCTTAAATACTCATAAGTGTTTTCATATAATCTTGCAAAATAGATACCTCTAGCATGATCTGTTTTAATTAGTTTTTTATCTATACCCATTTTAGAATAGGTAAACATATATGATCTATTCTTATGATCTCTCTTTAATGGTTGGCCGTTGGCTCTTGTTGCCTCATACCATTCAAAGTATTTTCTAGTATGATTTTTCTTTAACCATTGTTTAATTAGTTTTTTAGTTTCTGGTTGTGGTTCATATGATACTGACCCCATAGTAAAACCCATACGTTTCCAGTATTTTAAACCATCGTATTGACTTAATGTATTTGCTTTTGCCTTACCATATAAAGATGTTGTGGTAACACCAACTAGTTTGTCACCATACTTTTCTTGCCATATTCTCTGTACTTCATCTGATAAACATAGATATGCTAATAGTTTACCACCTGTGTAACTGTAACCTAGTGGTTGTGTTGGTACAATAGAAGAGCCAATTGCTGTATGATTAATCATACCACCAAAAGTTTTACTCTGTCTATCCCAACCAATAGCACTGTCTCTAGGTGTTAAATCCATAAAGTCACCAGATATACAAATGACACCTAAATGTTTACCTGATCTATTATCATTTACATTAAAGAATAACTGTCTACCAATATTACTATTGTTTTTCATAGTAGATAGGAAAGTTCTTAATGTATTCCAGTTCTCTGATAGTTTGGCAGTTCTTACTGCTTTGCCTTTGAAATTCTTTGTACTATCATCTGTAAATTCTAATACAGGTTCTAACTTATCATAATCTTCAGGTGATTCGGGAATCCAGATATTGTTTCTAACTGTATCTATTTGAGTTCTTTGTTCAGGTGATGTTAATATTTTTTCAGTACCATACAGTGTAGTTGATTCGGTTGTAGGATATTTTCTATGTACTTCTTGCCACTTTTGAAATAATGTATACTCTTGTACTGTCATTTTGGACACGTAACCAAGGTCTTTTTCTATGGCTTCTTTAAGTACTCTCTCGTCTATATCTTCTAAATTAGATATATCATTTTCGTCTTGAAACTGTTGCCACTTTTTCTCAACGCCTTCTAAATCTTGCTTAGCGTGTATATCAAAGTCTTCTTTTGGTACTGCTGTCATAATGTAATCCTATCATAAACTTTCCTTAATGTCAAGCCTACTATGGAATCATTCTATTATCTACTTTTTCCATGGCTTTCTTATGTTTTTCATAGGCTTTCATTTGTTTTCCTGCTTTTTTATATGCCATATCTAGTTTCATTTTAGATACACCATCTATAAAAGTCTTGCCTAACGTGTGTTCGTACTCATGTTGGAATACTCTACTAACAACACCATCAAGGTGGCCTTCTTGTAAGGCACCGTTCTCGTCTTCATACTTAACAACTACTTTTCTTGGTCTAGTTTTTGATATGAATACAAAAGGAAAAGTTAAACAACCCTCTTTCATTACTACTTCTTCCTCACTTTTAGTAACTATAAATGGATTGAAACATGCCATTTTTAAACCTTTTTCTATATGATCGTGAGCACCTAAAACAAACATGTTAAAAGGTAATCCTACCTGATTCGCTGTAAGACCTATACCACCATATTTTAACATTGTCTTAAACATTTTATCTGATAGTTCTTGTCTATCCTTGATACCATGTTCTTCTAGCATGTCATCTGAAAAAGGTGCTATTGCTGATTGTATTCTAGGGTCTCTTGGTGGTACTAGTTTAAAAGTACCATCATCTATGTTATCTGTTGGTGTAATAAAACCTGTCTCTGGTTTCTTCTTCATCATATCTGTAGCCTTATCTGTATATGACTTAGGACTCTGTTTATTTACATTAGCAGAAATCTTATTCATCTGTACTTTTGGCTTCTTCATTACATTTTTTTGTGTACTTCCCATATTATCTCCTATGCTGGTTGTAGTCTTGTGAAGTTTTTATACTTCTCATATTTAATTATATTAGTAAATTTATCAAACATTATATCTCCTTTGTGTGATATAATAAAGATGTTTTCTTTTGTAAGTTGTGTTATGATCTTAAAGAAATCATCTGTACCTTGACCATCTAAACTACCATCAAATATTTCATCTAGTATTAATAGATTGGTGTTTGTACTATTTTTCATCTTAGCTATGTGTCTCCATGTAAATAATAATGCAAGGTCTATTCTCATTTTTTCACCCTCACTAAAGTTATTATAGTTAAAGGTATCTCTGAATCTACTCTTTACTGTTTCATTAAACTCCTCATCTAGATGAAACGATACAAAGAAATCCATTGCCTGTAAGTGTTGATTAATTAAGTTGTTCATTATTGGAACATACTTACGTATAATCTGTGCCTTGGCACCTCTGTCATTTAGTATCTCTCTTAATATATCTACATAATTTTTTTGTTCAACTATTCTATCTCTTTCAACCTTAGTTTCTTCTAACTGTTTATTAAGTTCTTCTAGTTGTGCCTCAATCTCTTTACCATCAACTTGTTTGTTTTCTAACAATCTTATTTCTTCATGTATTCTATTGCTAAACTTATTTATCTCATCTAAAGAAGTTTCAAATTTAGATATATCAATATTTAGTTCATGTATCTTTTGAGATACTTTGTTCATTTCTGTTAGTTTTAATTCTGTATTAGCTATTTCATTTAGTATTTCTTCCATACCATCTGATAGAGTTTTTACTTTTTGTCTGATTGACTCTGTCTTTTTTGATTTAAAATCTTGATCTATAGGTTGTGTACACGTAGGACAGTTATCATTTTTTTCAAAAAACTCTAATGTTTTCTGGTGGGTAGAAAGATTAGTCTCTATCTTAGCTTCTAGTTTAGATAGTTGGCCTACCTTTGTTTGTACTTTATCTTTATTTTCTACATCTTTTTTCTTATAACCTATTTGTTCATTTAATTCTTCTATCTTTTTACTATACTCTTTACTATCTTCTTTATTTTTGTTGACCAGCTGTTTCTTACCATCTAGGTCGTTCATATTAAGGTCGGAGATAGCATTGAAGTGATTTAACTCTGTTTCGTACTTGGTTTGTATTAGATCAGCACGATGTTTCATTTCTATAACCTTTTTAGCCAGGTCTGATTGTTGGCTTCTTAATATTAAATCCATAAGTCCGAATACTCTAATGTCTAATATCTCTTCCACAACTTCTCGTCTGTATCTGGGTTTCATCTTCATAAATGGTTCGTATGATGAAGCACCTAATAACACTACTTGTAAAAAAGACCTGTAATTAAGTCTCATTATATTTTGTTCTAGATATTTTTGATAGTCTATACTATTGGCGTCTTGATTTAAAAGAGTACCATCACAATAGATTTCAAATATGTTAGGTTTTATGCCACGTATAATTCTATATTGTTTTTGACCTACAGTAAAATCTATTTCTACAATACATTCAGCATTGTTTATTGAGTTTACTATCTGATCTTTTTTTATAATTCTAAATGGCTTGTTGAATAAAACAAAACATAAGGCGTCAAGTAAAGTAGATTTACCTGATCCGTTTTGACCTACTATTAGTGTTGTGTGTGATTTATCTAACTCAACTTCTATAGGTATATTACCTGTAGATAGGAAGTTTTTGTACATTATCTTTTTAAATGTTATCACTCACTGGCCTCCGAATATAATTCTTTTGCAAATTCTTTTAGTTTGTTTTTATCTAAATCGGTATCTACCTGTTCAATATAGTTACCTAAAAATGTTAGTGTATCTTCTCCTTGATCTATAGTATCAACTCTAACAGTTTGTGTTATATCATTTGTATCTTCATTTATAATTAACTCATGTATATTTGTGTTGTTATAAAATCTTTCTACTAGATTACCATACATTTCTGGATTAGTTTTTCTGTTAACAAATAGTTTTACAAAACAATTTTCATAAGAAGATAAATCTAAATTGTCATAGTTTTCTTTAGTATCGTCATATGATAGTTTTTTAAATATAGGTAAAGGGTTCTCTATTCGTTCTAGTTCTCTGGTATCTGTATCAAATATATGAAAACCTTTAGGGCAATTATAGTCTGACCACATAATTTGATATTGTGTACCTAGATAAAAGATATGTCCGTCATCTGATTTCTTATGAAAGTGACCAGAGAATACCTTTTCAAATCTTCTAAAGTTTTGTTTTTCTAGACCGTGTTCATTCATAACTCCTTTGTGCATTTCAAAACCTTTTACTTCTAAATGGCCAAAGGCAATTTGTGATGTAGAGTTGTCTAGTTTATGTAGAGTATCTTCCATGTTATCTTCACATATCCATGGTATTAATAATACATCAAGACCATCTAAAGTTATTTCGGTGGCTCTAGTGTATATCTTAACTTCATTACCTACATTAAGATTTTCTAAAGCATTAACTTCATTTGTATTCTTATAATAAGTATCGTGATTACCTAGTATAACGTGAGTTTCTATATCTAATTCTCTTAATCTATCCCAAAATATCTTTTTAAAGTTATGGGCTGTATTATGATTAATAAATTTACGTCTATCAACTACGTCACCTAAATGTACTAAACATTTAATATTATTCTTGATAAGATAAGGAAAAAATTGTTCCTCATAAAACTTATTCTGATAATTTATAAAGTGTGGAGAATCATTACGGCAACCAAAGTGTGTATCATTTAGTAGGGCTATCTTCATAATTTTCAAAAAAATAATCTAAACTATTCTTACTTGTCCTTTTCTTACGTTTCTTTTTACTATTTTTAATTTCTTCAGCAATCTTTTCTTGTGCGTCCATTGGTAGATTTTTCTGTAGATATTCAGTCATTTGATTCTTAAACTCTCTATCTTCACCTGGTTGCAAAGCAAAGTCATCTAAATTAGACTTGCTGATTAATTTGTGTTTAATAGTTACTTGCTTTTTCTCTTTTTGTATTCTACGTATAAACGCATAATAGATTATTTGAGTGAAGTAAGCAAACGGATTATTTGATTTTTTACCATCAAAGTTGTCAAGATATTGTAAACAGTTTTCTATACCATCTGATATCATGTCATCTTTAAAAGTATAATTTATAAAATTAGGTCTGTATGACAAGTGATTGGCGATCTTTAAAAAACAAGAACCAAGATAGTTTCCTACCATCGGTTTATCTTCTTTTAATCTGGCCGCTCTTCGTACAGCTTTTCTGTACTTATTCATTGCCTCTAAAAACTCTTTGTTGTTAACATAGTGTTCTTTTTTTGTTTTACTCATAGTCTTAATATAACACCTTTCAGTTTAAATGTCAATGTTTTAAGCTTTTGGAGCGGGTGATCGGGGTCGGACCGACGGCCTTCTCGTTGGCAACGAGACGCTCTACCACTGAGCTACACCCGCTTAAAAAAATTTCGGTTTGTGCCGAAATCAGCATTGACTTTTTGGTGATTTTATGTATAATGAACGGTGTAGCCGTTTGGGGAGAAGCTCCAGGTACCTGGTCTCCTCTAATGTAAAGTTCCTTCATCATCGTCATCATATATTGAATCATCAAAGATTCTATTAATTTCTTTATTCTCTGTTGTGGTAAATTTGACGGCAGATTTTTTCATATCTTTATCTGCCAGAGGAATATCCTCATATGTATCAACAACACCAAGATAACTCTTACTCATACTATCATTAGCATTTGTAATTGTCATTATCTTATCTTTTGGTATAGTAATTTGTTCATCGTTAGTATAGGCCGTCCAACGAATCAATGCAATGTAGTCCTTAAAACCTTGCACTGTTATTTGTGGCACGTATTTTATTTGTAAAGGCTTTTCTATATTGATTGTTTTGTTTTTTGGATCTAATTGTCTTTTAGTAAAGTCAACCACGCAAACGATATCGTCTCCGTTCACCAACTTAATAATCTTAATGTTATTTTCCATATGATTATTTATCCTTCTTTAGCTCTGCCAATACACAATGAGTACCACCAGTTTTTGTTGTTATATCATAATCTAATAAAGATGTTTCTTTAAATACTTTCATATTATACCAACCTTTGTTTTTTCCAGGATATTTTATTTCATTAGGTAAATAATCATGGAAAACAATTTTAAAATTATCCGTAGTTCTTTTTAATATTTCTTCACAATCATAAACGCCGATTGATCCGTCAACAAACACAAAATCAAAATCTCTAACATCGTATAGTTTCCAATAATCAGTACTTGTACAATGGTATCCGTGTATCTTATCTTCTATACCAATATACTCAAAAATATCGTCTTTATCAATAGTATGTACCTCTGCTCTGTTTGATATTAAAGCAGTTGTACTTTTACCTGTACCGGTACCTATCTCTAGTATCTTTTTAGCATAATGACTTTCTTTTAACAAAAATCTAAAATCTTCATCTGATATCATTTCAAATCTATATTGTGTATTTCATAATTAAAATCTTCACCACTGTAAATATTTATCCGTTCACGAAAATGTGCCAACGTATAATTTTCTTTGTCTTTATAACTTATATCATCTGCTATATCATATAAAGTCGCAGCTGAATCATTGTCCTTTAATCTTAAACCTCTACCAATACTTTGTAAATTTC